ACTGCGAGATTGGAATATTTGTTGTACAATAGACATTACAGTAGCACTTGGTTTAGAATTATTACTAAGATAATACTCCTGGTCAAAATATTCTTGACCCATAGTAATAAAATCATCTACTCCTTTACCTATTACAAAATGCTCTTTTTCTTCAAAAAACATCTCAGGTTCCTTTACTTCTTTAAATGTATCTACACTTACAAGTAGAAGTTTTAACTTAGATTGATTAATGGCAGGAGAGTTTCTGTACTCTTCTATCTCCTCTTTACTTGGTCTTATTATCATTGTATGCTAAATTGATAAGGTGAAAAAAATCTTCAAACGTCATGGTTACTAAAGAAGAAAATTCATCTCTTTTCTTACCTTTAGCTCCCTCCTTATGATGAATCAATACTTTTGGTTTAGATTCATCAGGTAAATTATCCTTAATGTTTTTGAGTACTTCATGTGGTTTCATACCTTTTTGTAATCCAGCTTTAATCTGAACTAACATTGGTAATCCTACAAGGTCTACTCCAGCATCATCCATCATTCTTGATGCATATCTACTTGTCTGACATTTAGGAAATAACTCTCTAAATTTAAGGGCATAAAGCCTTTCAGCACTATGCCCCTTAGTTCTATTGTTTTTCATTCAGTATAGATTTTAACTGCTCTCTTGACACAATTTCAATACTTAATTGGTTTACTAATGCATAAACAATATCAAATGCTTTCTTGTGTTTAGTGATAAATTCCGATGTAATATAAACTTTTAAATTTGTATTTCTATGAAAAAGTCTGTTGTTTAACTTCATACTAAGGTCATTTTTTCTAATTACAACTACATCAAAATAATAATCTAAGTAGTCAAATACTATACCTTGTCCAGCAAGTAATCCTTGTTGTTGGAAATCAACATAAGAATCAGCTCTTAAAAAACAATCTTTAAAATACTTTAATGTTCTCTCTTGCTTAACTCTTAAATAAGATGAAGTACAAAAACCTAAATTCAATAATCTTTTACAATCTAAATGAAGATTGAATGAGTCTGTTCTGCAATTTGCATAAGATCTCCATATATGACCAAGTGAAGCACTTATAGTAAATACTGGAGTTAAATCAGGATGTAATGTCATATTGTTCTGTTATTTTATTCATTGGAATAATATAATCCCAGATATAAGGTACTTTGAATACTTCATCTTTCCATTCATATTCATTACTAATCTTATTAGTAATGAATCCTAACATGTGAGTAGCAATCATAGCAGCACCATGAGATACTTGTTTCATAGTACAAGGTAATTCTTCTACTTCTGAATCATCAAATAAATGATTTAGAGCATAATCCTGTACCTTTGAACTATCTGACATATCAATACAATATATCCTCATTTGTTCCATAAGTAATCTACCATCAACAAAGAATACTTTTTGTTCATCATCAGTTAATTTTATAGCAATGTTAAACAAATCAGTTCTTGCTTTCATATTATCAAAAGCACTAACTATAATTGTTAAACCATTGTAATTCTTAAATGGATAATGAGAAGTATGCTCATCAATTCTTTGATTCTTAGAATAAAACTGAAAATCATGGTCATTAAACAAAGAGATTACATTTGACAAAGCATTTATTTTTAAGTTACCTATGTCTTGAGTAAGAAATAGTTGACCACCTAAATTGTGTTCTTCTACATTGTCAAAGTCATATACAGCTACTTTAAATCCTGCTCTTGTAGCAAAAAAACAAAACCATGAGCCAATACCACCAGCACCACCTACCTGGATATATACTGGTTTATTGACCCATAGAGCATCTTGAAATCTTTCTCTACTCATTGTAAATTGATTTATCAAATTCTAAAATAATGTCTGTCACTAATGGAAATTCATCTTGTAAAAACATAAGTTCATCAAGAAAATCTCCTGTAAACATTTCTGCTTCTTCATCAGTTATTTCTGTTTCCCAATATTGAGAAATGTATCTCTTGATGTTAGTGCCAAGTTGCTTAACATACTTTTCAGGATTCATTTGTCTTTGATTGATAGCATTTTCAATATCCTCTAATGCTACTTCTAAAGAATCATTATCAATCTTTTGACCTAATCTTAAAATACAACAAGTCATCAATTCTAATTCTCTGAGTGTAGGATTATCATCTAACTCCTCATCATTTATAACAATAGGATTCTTTAAACTGTCATGCCACTCAAAAGTATCATCAAATAAATTTGTTTGCTCTATTTGATATTTAGGTTTAAAACCTAAATTTACATTTGTTGGTGCTTTAGGTTTCATAATCTGTTCAAACTGTTCTAAGAATTTACTACTTACAACCAATGGAGCTTTAGGTGGACTTACAATACAATCATAAGATGCTACTTTAACAACATCTTCTTTTTTTGACAACATAATTGTTGATTCACCACTTACATCTTGATAGTTGTAAACAACTGGTTCAGCTTCTACTCTAAATGCAAGTTTACATGAAAATGTATGATGATTATTTACAATGAGAGATAAATAAGGCTTAATGAACTCAGAGTTATCATTCAATTCTGACATATCTGTACCTGAAAAGAATGTTTTCATCTCATGATGAGAATGACAATGACCTATTTTTAAATCAAAGTAATCCATTTCAGTCATGTAAGTCAAAACTCTTGAATCAAAATTGTATTCAGTAAATCCTGTAGTACCTTTATCTAATGGAATAATATCTACTACTTCAATAGCTAATGTATTTACTTCAGACAATGTAGGCTTATCAAATAGAAATTTATAGAAAATGCATCCACTCCATTCTACTGTATTAATGTGCCTACATAAATACTTAATTTTATCCCACACTTGTTCTGAAAGAAAAACTACTGGTTCACCTTTCAATGTAATGTTCTCATATTTGATATGAGCTGATTTCTGACCTAAATTTGTTATAGACATAATTTTTTACAATTTGTTTGACGTTAATTTTTAATTCGTCAGGGTTATCAAAATTAGTTTCAGGTTTAATTAAACCATATATCCTTTTACCTTGAAACAATACATATTCATCTAATATTTCTTCTGTATTGTTTAATACTGATTCAAAACTTACAGGTAGATTATTGTAAGTGTACTCAATGTAATTAGCTTTGAAATGATAATCTAAATATGAAGATTTCAAAAAGTCTTCACTAAATACTGCTCTATCAAATACTTCTTTTTTAACATCCCGTACTTTATTAACAAATAATAGATTACTTTCTTTTAAGAAATGAAATATTTGCATACGATAGTATGCATTAAATCGTTCACATATTAAATTATAAGCTTTTTCTAATTGTAAAGCACCTATTTTATCTTCTACTGTATAGTTAGAAGAAGTCAAAGAAGAAATCTTAATGTATGGGCCACCTTCTAATGACTCATAACTTACATAAGCTTTAATCTGATTTAGAAAGAATAAGAATGTATCAGTCCAAGTTGTATTAAATTTAGTCAACTCTTCTTCAAGTAATATTTTAGTAAATGATATTGGAGCATCAGAACCTAAACAAAATGAAGTAAATGTTATACCATGATTTGCAGGTAAATGAGAATGTCTGTATCTCTTTTGATACTCAATAGGATGAAATGTAGTTCTTGTACCTTGTAGTATATCTACCTTGTGATAAATATTGATACTAAACTTTACAAATAAATCCTTGATTGTGTGATACTTATTATCTCTATTAGTTAATGTTAACTTAGGAAAATGAATTATAACATGTAGTTCAGGAATAAATTGAGTTGAAGAATCAAGATGCTCAGATGTAACAGTATAACAAGCTTTATTGTATGTAGGATAATAATCAGCTGGTCTATGATGCAATATTTTTACTTTATACTTTAAACTAATGTCATAATCTAATCCAAAAATATCAAGTGCTTGTTTTAAAAATGTGTAAAAAGGAAATGTTTTAGCAAATAATGTATGTGACTTTTGTTGTAATGCAGTTAGTTCACCATTTTTTACATAAAACCTCTTACTAATATGTTCTTCTATGTGCTTTACACTTTCATGTTTAACTTGTTTTTTAGCTATTATCCTTAACAAATGAAATACATTTATCATAGTTTTCTGATTTTAAATGAAAAAAAAGAGGATTGAGATTTCTCCCAACCCTCTATAAACAAGCAACTACAACTACATATTTTTAATCTTGTTAATCCAAGATAATTCTTCTTCTGATAAACCTTCTGTAGATGATACTTCTTCTCCTATGTCATCAATAGCATCTATAACATAAGATGCTAAGTCTTCATAATCAGATAGTTCATCATAAGTAAGCACAAGTCTTAAAACTTCTACAAAACTCATTTTCTTTGCTGTTACTTTTGTAGAAGTAGTTGCTTCAACTTTAGGAGTTGTAGAAGTTACTTCAAGTTTAGGAGTAACAACTCCTTCAACTTTTACAACAGGTGTAGCAGATTTAGGATGCTTTTCATTCCACAATGTAATTAATCCCAAAAGCTCTGCTGTACTTTTATTAGTGTAGTTTCTACCTCCTTGATTAAAGTGTTCCTTTGCAGGAACACCATGTTTAGTAATAATTTCTACAACAGCATTTCTGACTAATTTATAATCAGAACCAGACTTAGTCTTCTGAGGAGTTAACATAAGTACAAATTCACCTTCAGGTAATCTTGCTTCTTTCAATACAAGTGTAGTATTACCTACATTTTCTACAGCATTCATACTACCAAATGTAACATTATTAGTAGTTAAATCATCTTGAAGTTCACCCCAAGTTGTTGCTGCAGAGTTGATAGCTTTTAAACCAAAAGCTGTCGAATATACTTTTACTTTTCTCATTACTTTAAATTTAAAAAATTAGTTAATTGTGATTTATTACCTGCTTTAATAATATCAGCAGGGTCTTTTTCCTTAGTAGGAAGTATTAAATAGGATGCTTTGTTGGAATATTCACTATTAATATATTGTTGAACTTTTATAGATGCATTAATGCCAGGCTCATCATTATCAAATAAGATAATGACATCTGTAAATGCATTTAAATAAATACTAAGTATGTTCATATCAGGTAACATACCCTCATTCTGAAAATATATAACAGATTCTATTCCTATATTTTTGAGTACTCTCCAATCCTTATAAGACTTAGTGATATAGAGAGTTTCACCTAAAAATGGTAATTGTGATGTTCCACCAATAACATTTTGATTTGCATTTGTAACCCATTTACCTTTTTTGGAATATTTAGGATTACAAATTTTGATTTTAGCATCAGTAACAAATGATATTGTATAAGTAGTATCTGCTGCATTAGGAAAAAAATAATGCTCATTAACTTTATACCATTTGGTTGCAAATATGTTATCTTGAATTAGTTGTTTAGATGTTATCTCATATTGTGACCAATATGTTTTATGATAATCATCAAATAGCTTAGGACAAAATTCCAAACATAAAGAATTGGATTTTGATACTGTAATTGCCTGCTGTATATATTCAGGTTCCTCATCACATTTAAAATTAGCAACAAAGTCTAAGGCTTCTTTAAATGAAAAATTATACTTTAGCTGAATAATGCCAATCATGTCTAAATTAGCATGATATGAACCAAAATCAGTAAAGTATAACTTTCCATTGTGCCATTGAATCCAACATCCTGGACTATCATCATTTCTAAATGGAGATACTAAGTACTCTCCTACTTGAAATTTACCAAAAACATGAGTAAAGATTTCTTTTTGATTTACTTTCAAAAATACTTCTTCTATTGTGAGTTGTTCATGATAGCCATACATAGTATTAAGATTTTATGGTTAATTAATCCCAAGAAGATTGAATTGGAGCATCTTCATTTGTTGTTTTTGCCCAATTGGAATCCATAAACCATGCAGTTCTTGTAATACTATGAGTTTTGATTTCATCACCTACTTTAGCAATGTAAATCAAACCTTTATCAGAACCAATGTTGAATGTCTTTTCACCAATAGTGAAACTTGCACTCTTACCAGTAACTGTTAAAGGATATTCATTACCATTGTAAGTAACAATACCTGCTTCCTTATTGATGTGAACTGGTTTGAAATTACCTTCTTCAGCTGCAGCAAATACTTTACCTTGCTTTACATTCTTAGGTATTTCCAAATACTTAGTTTCACCATCAGTTTTAGGTTGCCATTGATACTGACAGAACACATCAATTGAAATTTCAGCAAATTCTTTAGGCAAAGTATTGCTTAAAATCTGACAAAAAGATTTGAAATTATTAGCTGCTGTAAGTTCTCTTTTAAGAACTTCTTCAGTAACATAACATTTCATGATTTGAGTAATCTTTGAATTAAATTCATTGAATGCAGCAATCATCTCTTTGCTTTTAGGATTAGTAACCTTGTTACCATCTTTATCAACTGCTTGAGTTACAGGAAATTGTCTGTAATTTCTTACAGCACCACCTGGAAATTCAAATGTGATATCTAAGCAATCCTGAGCTGCTCCATCTTTACCACCATTAGGATTAAACTCAAACTTAGTCATGAATACTCCTTGATTAAGACCAAAACTTGCTGAACCTGATGATTTCTCATCATTATTATAACCGTACATAATTATGTTTTTATAGAATTAAAGAATAAAAATAAAAGGGAGGAGTTACCTCCCTTCATTTAGTTAAAAGGGTCTTCGTCATCAATTGCATCATTTACTAATGCAGGGCTGATTGTTTCTGCAACAGGTTGTGGTTCTACTATTGCATAAGCAGGTCTTGTATCTTGTAAGCTGATGTCATCTACTAAGTCAATAGGCTGTTCTACTTTCTTAGTCTTTCTACCCTTGAGAAGTGGATGAGCAAATACAGATTTAAGTTGTGCAGTACTCAAATTGTACTTTTCTTTAATCTGCTGTCTTGTTTGACCATTAGTAAGGTCATTGAGAATTTCTGAAATTTTGATTTGCATTGTTTAAAAAATTAAAATAGTTAAAAAATTATTGTTTACTTGGTTGTACACTATACACTAATGTATATTGTTTCTTTTCAATTTTGACTCTTGGTCTTCTTTTACTCTCCTTCATAATATTTGTTTACGAGTTCAACAACTAATCCTAAATCATTTACCATTAAGGCAGGTAACATACCAGGTGCAGATTTAGCAGGATATCTACCATCATAATTAGTTACAAATTGCTTTATAGCTTTTTTTGATTTAGAATCATAATCTTGAGCACCATATAGTACTATGTCAAATTTACCCTCCATTGTGATGTACTGGTCAATCATTTTACCAGCAGTTTTAGCCTTGTATGTAGTACCAAAATTACCTTGAACTTCTTCAGGATGTGTAAGTACAATAACATGACCTTTAAACTTTTGGATAGCTTTGAATATTTGACCTGTAAAATAACCAATGTCTTGA